CCCTGATGGAAGTTTCGCCCAAACTCACTAGGCCGCGCCCTTGAAACGAGAGTGCGCCGCCTCTACGTCTGGCGTGACGGTCGGGCTGAGAGGCCCGGGGTCATGCGTGAATGCCGAAAGCTGCAGCGCAGCAGGGGAACCTGCAAAGAGCCATGGCGCGAGCCATCAGAAACAGTTCTAATTGAGAGGAAATGATCATGCCCATGCATGACACCCCGAAATATTCCCCCCACCTTCACTGCATCTATGATGAGCCCTCTCCGACGGGGCACATCGGCCGCGGCACGCACTATTCCGTTGTCCAAGCACTGTCTTGGCGTTCGGAAAAAGGCGAACTGCGTCAGCAGGCTGCTGTCCAGAACGTCGCGATCATCTGGGATGAAGACCATGATGAGCGAATCATTCCCTGTATCGAAGCGTTGCATATGGCTGGCCTTCTGTACGCAATCGCCATGATCGGCGAGCGAAAGGGAGGCATCACCATTGTGCTCAAGTCCATGTGCGCCGCCTACATGAGTAAAGCGCAGATGAGCGCCTATAAGGAGGAGGTCACCCGAACCATCGACAAGGTGGTTAATGACGAGCATGGAGATTACTGGAATACCGATTTCGGTGCGTTTTCTGAGACACCTTCCATGAACGAGCCGGGTTACAGCACTTTTCACCGGCAGCTGATCAACGATGATGTGCACAAAGTTGATACCTATATCCGCAATATCGACAACCTTTGGGATGTCGACGTTTATCTGACCGCCGCAGAAATAAGCCGGCTCAAAATGAGTTTGCCCGCTCACGCCTGCTGATTGTGACGCCGCGCCTGCATGACCGTTGAAAGAGGCCGTCCTTTTGGGCGGCCTTTCTTGATTTCAGCGCGAAGATCTTCTTGAACTCCCAGTTTGCCTCCCGGCCTCCTCCCCAGCGCCTCCCACCCCCTCCGCCATGTTGAACCCGCAAGTGTTCGCAGAAATCCCAAGGAGGTTCACATGGCGACCAGGCACCTTCCCCAGATCGAGCTGGCGGCTCGCTGGAACATTTCGCACCGCACGCTGGAGCGCTGGCGGTGGACGGGCGAAGGCCCGAAGTTCATCAAACTCGGCGGCCGGGTGATCTACCGGCTCGAGGATGTCGAGGCCTTCGAGGCCGAGCAGATCCGTGGCGTGGATCACGAACCCCATCGTCCGATGTCGGCGTGAGGGGGCGGAACATGACGATCTCCAATCACATCACCCTCGCCGATATCCACCGCATGCCGGTGGGCCAGATCGCGGCGCTGCCCGCCGATCAGCTCGCGCTGCTGAAAGGCGCGGCGGAGGAGCAACTGACGCAGGCGAAGTCGGTCGCGGACTGGCTCGACGGCGCCATCTCCCTGAAATACGCGGACCGCGCCCAGGACACCCGCCAGGAGGCGGGTAAGGATACCGGCACGATCCGGTTCGAGGATGACGGCGTCACCGTGATCGCCGAACTGCCGAAACGCATTGACTGGGATCAGGCGTTGCTGGCGCAGATCGCCGAGAACATCGCCTCGGCGGGCGAGGACCCGGCCGAGTTCATCGAGACCAAGCTGTCGGTGTCCGAGCGCAAATTCGGCGCATTGCCGGAAAGCTGGCGCAAGGGCTTCGAGCCCGCGCGCACGGTCCGCACCGGCAAGCCGAAGTTCCGCCTTGTGCTGAACGAGGAGGTGCGCTGATGGCCATTTCGCTCGCGTCCCTGCGCACGACCTCGGTGCTGACCCCGCCGCGCATCCTGATCCACGGCGTGGCCGGGGTGGGAAAATCCACCTTCGCGGCCGATGCCGACCGGCCTGTCTTCCTCATGACCGAGGATGGCTTGGGCAAGCTGCAGGTCCCGCACTTCCCGCTCGCGACCAGCTATGCGGAGGTGGCCGAGGCGCTTGATGCGCTGCTGAACGAGGACCACGATTTCGGCACGGTCGTCGTTGACAGCGTCGACTGGCTGGAGCCGCTGATCTGGGCCGAGGCCTGCAAGCGCAACGGCTGGGCCTCGATCGAGGCGCCGGGGTTTGGCAAGGGCTATGCCGAGGCGCTGACCATCTGGCGTGAATATCTCGACGGGCTCAACGCGCTGCGTGACCGCAAGGGCATGGTGGTCATCCAGATCGCCCATACCGACATCAAGCGCTTCGACAGCCCCGAGCACGAGCCCTACGACCGCTATGTCATCAAGCTGCAGACCCGCGCCTCGGCGCTGCTGCAGGAGCATTCGGACGTGGTGCTCTTCGCCAACTATCAGATCTCGGTCGCGAAATCCGATGTCGGCTTCAACAAGAAGGTGACCCGGGCGCTCGGGTCCGGTGCGCGCGTCATGCACACCGAAGAGCGTCCCGCCTTCCTCGCCAAGAACCGTTACGGCCTGCCGGACACCCTGCCGCTGATGTGGTCGGAGTTCCTCGCGGCCATGCCCCAATCCCAATGAACTGAACAAGGACAAGACCATGGCACGTTTCGACACGTCCTTCGACGCCACCAGCGTCGAGCCCACCACCGCCTACGAGCTGCTGCCCGCAGGCAAATACCGCGCCCAGATCGTCGAGAGCGAGATGCGCGTCACGAAGAACGGCATGGGCCAGTTCCTCTGGCTGATGCTCGACATCCTCGAGGGCGAGCACAAGGGGCGGAAGATTTTCGACCAGCTGAACCTGGTGAACCCGAACCCGACCACGGTGGAAATCGCGCAGCGCACGCTCTCGGCGATCTGCCACGCTACGGGCCGGATGCATGTCAGCGACAGCGAGGAGCTGCACCTGATCCCGATGACGATCCAGGTGAAGATCCGGCCGCCGAAGAACGGCTTCGGCGAGAGCAACGCGATCGCCTATCTGCCGCCTGAGCGGGGTTCGGCCCCGGCCGCCCGTCCGGCGAAGCCCGCGCCCGATCCGGCCGGCTCTTCGGTGCCGCCGAAAATGGCCTCCGCGCCCTGGAACAAGAAGGGCTGAGCCTTCGCGCTGTCCTGCGCCCTGACTGACGGGGCAGCGCGCAACCCCATCTGAGGAAATTCCCATGACTGACAAGACCAACGCGGCCCCTGTGGCTGCGACCAACCCCGGCTTGCCCGAAGACCAGCGGCGGCTGATCGAGCTCGACGATGCCATCGCCAAGATCCGTACGCAGATCGCGACGGCCGATCTGGCCCGCCAGCGCGGCCAGAAGCCCATCGATCCGGACTGGTTCCATCGGGCCCGCACGGCGCTCCGCCACCTGTGCCGCGAGCGGGCGGAACTGCTCGCCCAAGGCACCGGTCGCCGTCGTCGCGAAAAACTCAAGGACGCGCTGATCGGCATCCTGCGCGAACGCCATGACCCCGAGACCTGGGATGGCATTCTGGCCGAGGCGCAGGCCCGCACTGAACGGGAGGGTCTGTAATGGTAGAACTTCCCGAAGCCCCCACGCCGACGCTGACGGCGATCTATGCCGATTACGAAGCCCGCCAGGGCGATGGCTTCCGCGATCACCTTGGGGCGTCGATCATCGGCAAATCCTGTGCCCGGGCGCTCTGGTACGATTTCCGCTGGGTCACGCCCGCGCGCCATTCCGGCCGCCTTCTGCGCCTCTTCGAGACGGGTCAACTGGAAGAGGACCGGCTCGTTCGCAACCTCCGCGCCACCGGGGCTACCGTGCTTGAGGTCGATCCCGAGACCGGCCGCCAGTTCCGGGTCGAGGCCCATGGTGGCCATTTCGGCGGCTCGCTGGACGGCGTGGCCCTTGGTCTCCTGGAGGCGCCAAAGACCTGGCATGTGCTGGAATTTAAGACCCACTCGGTCAAGAGCTTCAACGAGTTGGTCGCCAAGGGCGTCGTTCTGGCCAAGCCCCAGCACGCCGCGCAGGTGCAGATCTACATGCAACTGACGGGCATCACGCGCGCCCTCTACATCGCGGTCTGCAAGGACACCGACGCGCTGCATGTCGAGCGCATCGAGGCGGACCGCGCCATGGCCGAGCGTCTTCTCGAGAAGGCCGGGCGCATCATCTTCGCCCAGCATCCGCCCGCGCGGATCAGCGAGGACCCGGCCTGGTTCGAATGCCGGTTCTGCGATCACCATGCCGCCTGTCATGACGGCGGTGGGGCGGCCCTGACCTGCCGGTCCTGCCTGCATGCGACGCCTGTTGACGGCGGCTGGCACTGCGCCCGCCACGACAGGATGCTGGCACCCGCTGAGCAGCGTGCAGCCTGCATCCGCCATCTCTTCATTCCCGATCTCGTTCCGGGCGAGGTCATCAATGCGGGCGACGATGTCGTCACCTACCGCATGGCCGATGGCTCGACCTGGGCAAACGACGCCCGCACGACGGAGGCCGCGCCATGCTGACCCTGCGCCCCTATCAACAGGCCGCGATCAACGCGATCTACGGCTATTTCCAGAACCACAAAGGCAACCCGCTGGTGGTGATCCCGACTGCCGGGGGCAAGAGCTTGGTGATGGCCGCCTTCATCGAGGGCGTGCTGAAGGCATGGCCCGACCAGCGCATCCTGATCGTGACCCATGTCCGCGAGTTGATCGCCCAGAACCATGCCGAGATGATCGGGCTCTGGCCCGAGGCCCCGGTCGGCATCTATTCGGCGGGCTTGGGCAAGCGCGAGGCACAGGCTCGCATTCTCTTCGCAGGCATCCAGTCGATCCATCGCCGCGCGCAGGAGGTCGGCCACACCGATCTGGTCCTGATCGATGAGGCCCATCTCATCCGCGGCAATTCCAGCACGATGTATCGGCGCTTCCTCGACGGGCTGGCCCGGATCAACCCCGCGCTCAAGGTGATCGGGCTGACCGCCACGCCCTTCCGGCTCGACAGCGGCATGTTGCACGAGGGCAAGAACGCTCTCTTCACCGATATCGCCTACGAGGCACCGGTGCGCGATCTGATCGATGCTGGATATCTGAGCCCGCTGGTGTCGAAACAGCCCGCAACGCGGCTCGATGTCTCGAAGGTCGGCACCCGTGCGGGCGATTTCATCCAGCGCGATCTGGCTGCTGCCGTCGATCAGGAGGCCATTACGCGGGCCGCGGTCACCGAGATCATCGCACATGGCCTCGACCGGAAGTCCTGGTTGACCTTCTGTTCCGGCGTGGACCACGCACGCCACGTGGCCGAGGAGTTCGCCCGTCAGGGCATCATCTGCAGCACGATCTTCGGGGACACGCCAAAGGAAGAGCGCGATGCCATCATTGCCGCTTTCAAGCGCGGTGAAATCCGCGCGCTGGCCTCGATGGGTGTGCTGACCACCGGCTTCAACGCCCCCGCCGTCGATCTGATCGCGCTCCTGCGCCCCACCAAGTCTGCAGGCCTCTATGTGCAGATGGTCGGTCGCGGCACGCGCCTCGCGCCGGGAAAGGAGAACTGCCTGGTCCTCGACTTCGCTGGCAATGTCCGCCGCCACGGGCCGATCGATCTGGTGCGGCCCAAACGGCCGGGTGACGGCGGCGGTGGTGAAGCCCCGACCAAGGTCTGCCCGATGTGCGAGAGCATCATCGCGCTCTCGGCGACGGAATGCCCGGATTGCGGCTATGTGTTCCCGGCCCGAGAGGTGAAAATCGCCCCCACGGCGGCCACGCTGCCGGTCCTGTCGCCGAAGGCGCAATGGCTGCCAGTTCATGGCGTGTCCTACAGCCGCCACGACAAGCTGGGCGGGCTGCCCTCGCTCAAGGTCACCTACAACTGCGGGCTCAGGTCCTACAGCGAATGGGTCTGCATCGAGCATCAGGGGTACGCGCGCCAGAAGGCCGCCGACTGGTGGTGCAAGCGCGCCCCGGGCTGCCCGGTGCCGCTTACCGTGGCTGAAGCCATCGCTGAGGCCAAGCGTCTTGTCCGCCCCAGCGAAATCTCGGTCCGTCCCTCGGGCCGCTATGTCGAAGTCTCCGGCTACAGGTTTGACCCATGCGCCCAATCCACACCGGCCTCTGCGCCGTCTGCCACCGGCAACATCGTGGGTTTGGCTGGTTCGACCGGGACTTCCGCATCTCCGACCCGCGCCGCGATGCCAGCCGCAAGCACCTCTGCAGCCGGACCTGCCAGGACATCTGCCATGGGAGGAAGGGCATGATCGATCCCACACCGAACGAGGCCGAGGCGATGACCGTCGGCGGCCAGCAGGGCGGCGAGTATCTCGAGAGCATCGGCAAGTCAGATCTCGCCACCCTGACCGGGACCGAGTGGGACCGCTTCATCGACGCGGTCGTCACCGGATATTGCGACCACCTGCGTGAGCTTGCGGCCAAGGATCGCAAACGCCTCGACGCCATGAGCCCCGAGGTGCCCTTCTGATGGCTGACACATCCTTCATGGCGCGCTTCGGCGCGCGGCTCGTCACCAATGGCTATGCCATCCTCCCCATCGGCCCGGGCACGAAGAAGCCCGGCCGCTTCCAGCGCGGAACATGGACGGATTATCCGGAGTGGAACCGCCATGCCGAGCGCGGCACCACCGAGGTCGAGGTGGCCACATGGGCCAGCTGGCCGGATTGCGGCATCGGCATTGTCGGCGGCGCAGTTGCTGCGGTCGATATCGACATCAGAGTCGACGCCGACTTGGCGCTGCGGATCGAGCGGCTCGCCCGCGAACGTCTTGGTGACACGCCAGCGCTGCGCATTGGCCGTGCCCCAAAGCGCATGCTGGTTTATCGCACCACCGAACCCTTCCGAGGCATCAAGCGCCATCCGCTGGAGGTGCTCTGCCTCGGGCAGCAGTTCCTGGCCTATGCCATCCACCCCGACACCGGCGCCCCATATGTCTGGCCCGAGGAGGGGCTGGCGGACATCGACATCACCGACCTGCCGGAAATCTCGGCCAAGGTGGCGCTGGCGTTTCTCGACGAGGCCTATGCGCTGCTGCCAGAAAACCTGCGGCAGCGCGGGCTGGCTTCCAATGCACCCGCCGATGACATCGCGCGTAGCCACAGTCAAATCGGTACGTTGCCCGCAATCGAGGCGGCGCTCGCCTGGCTGCCAAATGCCGAACTCGACTACGATAGCTGGATGCGCGTCGGCATGGCCCTGAAAGGTGCGCTTGGCGAGGCCGGGGCTGATCTCTTTGCTGACTGGTCAGCGCAGGCGGCCAAGGATGTGCCCGCGACCACGACGAAGGCCTGGGCCAGCTTCAAGCCCGACCGGATTGGGGCTGGCACGATCTACCATCTTGCGATGGAACGCGGCTGGCAACCTGAACCCGCTCTGCGACTGGACGGCAGCCTGCCCGAGGAAGGCGATCATCCTGCGGCGGGTCTACTGGCGAGGCTGGATATGACGGCAGCCGTGCCATCCTCGCCCCCGGCCGGGCCGCCATTCTCACTCACCATCCCTGACGGGTTGGTGGGTGATCTGACCGATTACATGCTGACCACAGCCCGGCGCCCACAGCCGCTCTTGTCGTTGGGGGCCAGCCTCTGCGCCATTGGGGCGTTGATGGGGCGGAATTACCGGTCGGAGAGCAACCTGCGCTCGAACCTCTACGTCGTGGGCATTGCCGACAGCGGGTCGGGCAAGAATCACGCGCGCGAGATCATCAACGAGACCTTCTTCGAGGCGGGGCTCGCCCATCACCTTGGCGGCAACAAGATCGCCTCCGGCGCCGGGCTTCTGACCGCGCTGCACCGCCAGCCCGCGATCCTGTTCCAGATCGACGAATTCGGCATGTTCCTGTCGGCTGCGGCAGATCGCAAGCGCAGGCCTGCGTGACCGCCATCGTCTTCGGCGACGACGAGGCGCAGCAAGGCATCGCGCCCTCCGTGGTCGACGCCGATGGCAACCGGGTCGAGCAGTTCGAGCCGGGCCTGATCGCCTATGCCCGTGGCGGCAAGGACATCCGCTTCAACCAGCCCGCCGCCACCGGCGGCTACGGCGAATACAAGCGGGCGAGCCTGCACACGATCTCGGCCGGGTTTCGGGTGCCCTACGAGCTGCTGACCGGCGATCTCAGCCAGGTCAACTATTCCTCGATCCGGGCGGGGCTGGTCGAATTCCGCCGCCAGATCGACGCCGTGCAGTGGCAACTGTTCATCCCGATGTTCTGCGCGCCGGTCTGGCGCTGGTTCACCGAGGCCGCGTGGGCGGCGGGGCAGATCCCGACGCCGGATGTCCCGGTGGAATGGTCGCCGCCGAAGTTCGACGCTGTCGATCCCTACAAGGACGCGATGGCTGACCTGCTGGCAATCCGGACAGGCACGATGACGCTGGCGCAGGCCATTGCCCGGCAGGGTCATAACCCGGACGCGGTGCTGGCAGAAATCGCCGCGACCAATGCCAAGCTCGATGGTCTCGGCCTGGTGCTCGACAGCGATCCGCGCCGCGTCACCAAGACCGGCAGCGCGCAGGCGGGCGACCCCACCGCAGAGCTGACCAGTGACCCGGCCGCCCCCGCATCCGAACCAGAGAAGGAATAGGGCCATGCCCGACACGATCATGGCGGCCCCGGTCGCCCTGCCGATGCAGCTGCGGCGCGCGCCCATCCTGCCCGCGACCGTCAACACCGAGGCGCGCTCGGTCGACGTCGTCTTCACCACCGGCGCGGCCGTCCGGCGGCGGCGCTGGACCGGCTGGGACACCTCCGTGCCCTTCGACGAGATCCTCGAGATCAGCGACAGGGCGGTGGATCTGACGCGCCTCAACGCCGGGGCCCCGGCGCTCGACAGCCATTCCGTCTGGTCTTCGCACTCGCAAGTGGGCGTGGTCGAACGCGCCTGGATCGAGGGTAAGGAAGGCAAGGCCACCATCCGCTTCCCCCGCGAGGGGCTGGACCAGGCCGCCGACCGGATGTTCGGCCTGATCAGCGACGGCATCATCCGCAACGTCTCGGTCGGCTA